GATCGAATAAGTGGGCGCTCTACAATTGCCTAACCTATTGGGCAACGCATACCTCTGACCTCAAGAACCCAGAGGTTGCGCGCCGCAATCGTGAAGATGCAATTGCAAAAGCAATGAACCATAACATCTGGCATAGCCTTGAAGATAGGAGTTTCGTGTAATGCAAGCAGCACCAAAACTAACACGACAAAACTTTGAATTTTTTGCTGATAGATTTGGCGAAAAGTTGGGATGGCCTACTGCCCTTCATGATATTGCCGATGTCTTAGCTGAAACAAACCCAAGGTTTGATCGAGATAAATTTATACGCAGAGCAACAGACGTATGGGAGGAAACGCATGAACTACCCGATCTTGAAGACGAAATACCTTACTGAAGGATGCAAGAGTTGCAGCACAATCGGCTGCGATGTATGCGGATTCACAGGTAAAATACAACAGATCAAAGTTGGAATGTATTATGTCTGTGAAGAGTGCGATGGAATGGGAGAGTATGAAGTCGATGATGGACCGCTTGACTGTCACACCGAATGCTGCCCCGAGTGCCTTGGAACGGGTGACATCTCCGCTGATCTGGTTGGTTAGGAATGATGGCATAGAAATCTACCGCAATGGGGAATTGCTTGGGGTTATACCCAAACGCAATTTCCTGTTGCTTATCAAGGACATGGCAGAACTGCTTGACAGGTAGCTGCATTTATGCAGTTATCTGCGGCATGAAATCATATCTCGAAATCCTACAAGAAGAAGCCAAGCAATACGGTGTCGTATTGTTAAGAGCATTCCAAGCGGCAAGCATTCCGACATCAACCTATTATCGCACAGTTAATGGGACGACAGAGCTACGCCATGAAACAGCAACGCGAGTGATGAAGGCCATTGCAGAAATTCACACACTTCAACAAGCCAGTGAACATACCACAGAACTACGAGAATCTAGTCGAAGGGTTGACCGCCGCAAGGCTGGATCAAAAACTTAGTCAAGAATCTCTGGCTCATAAGATTGGTTGCACTGTATCATTGATTCACAAATGGGAAACGCATAAGCGTATTCCATCAGGGTTCATGTTGATGTGTTGGTTGGACGCGCTTGGCTACGAAATCGAAATTAAAAAAGGGAATGGCTAGGTGCGACTCATGTCAGCACAACGTCAGAAATTTTGTTGCCATTCTAAAACAGGGACATGAACGCACAACCCAGAAGCACTGGTTTGTTTGTCTCGATTGCTATGAGGACGACCGATGGCAAACAAAAATAAGTCGAAGGGTAGCTACCACGAGCGCAAGATCGTCGAGTGGTTACAGTCGCTCGGCATCAAAGCGAAACGCCAGCCCCTCTCAGGAAGCTTGGGAGGAGAGTATAGCGGCGACATCAAACTCTACATCGAAGGATTGGAACTGGTAGGTGAGGTCAAGTATCGTGACACCTCTGGTTTCCCTAGCCCGTTCACTGTTTTAGATAACAGGGACATGGCTTTCTATAAAAGACGGAGAGGAACTCCGCAAACTATCGTCATCTTTGATGGCAGAATCTTTGAGCAACTGATGGAGAAACTCAATGGAACAGGAACTAACAACACAGACTGAACAGATTAAACAATATCTGGATCAAGGTCATACCTTGACTGCTATCGAAGCGCTCGAAAAGTTTCATTGCTTTCGATTGGCATCGCGTATCCATGACCTCAAGCAAGAGGGATACAAGGTAAATAAAATTATGATTACTGGTGAGAACAAGAAGCGCTACGCGCAATATGCAAAGGCAGGATAGTCATGTCGTTTGTACATATGGCTGCTGTAATGCAGATGAAGATTGGTGATCCAGCCGCCAAGCTTGTGTTGCTTGCGCTTGCTGATCGAGCAGACAAAGAGACAGGCCAGTGTTGGCCTAGTCTCGCACGAATAGCTGAAGATACTGAACTCAGTGTGACAACAGTTAAGCGAAGACTGAACAAACTTGAAGAACGCAAACTAATTAAACGTGACCAAAGAGATCACAACTCTACGTTGTATACCTTGGCTCCCACAGAGCTAGGGTTGGGTCGCACAGAGCTAGGGGGGTGGGTCTCACAGAGCCACGAACCTACCAATGATAACCAATCAGAGAACCTAAATGATATGATCTTCAACGAACAGTTTGAAGATTGGTGGCAGCATTACCCAAAGAAGAACGGCAAAGGTAATGCTCGTATCTGTTACAAGAAAGCCCTCAACAAGGTGACACATGAAGAACTTATGGAAGCGATTAAAGTTTTTGCTGACCAGTGCAAATACAAAGAAAAAGAGTTCATCCCATGGGCATCCACTTGGCTCAACGGTGAGCGATGGCTTGATGAAGATCAGACAGCGTCAGCTTGGGGGGACATCTGAGTTACTCGATGACCTTCGTCAGATACAAGTGCTTGATCAATATCTCAGGAGAAAGAAATGAACTACGATCAACGTATCGATTACATTCTTAATTGGTTCCGCAACGATATGCTCACTCGCTTTACGCCACCCGCAGGGGTGGATGCCAAAGCGTTGGCGCATGACATCGTGCAGGCAGTGAACAGCAACATCCCGTCGAACCTAACCAAAGAGCAGATGGACAATATCTTGTCCTCAATAACAAAAGATATTGTCCACTCGGCTCGGTCACGCACCGTGCCAGTGGTCAAAGACTACATAACTTCCACCAGAAATGCCTCTCAGAGGCTCAGAGAGAGCGCTGGAGCGGCGTTGGACAGTTCTTGGTCCCTTGACCTATTCCAGATCACAGCGCGGCGCGTGCGGGAAAACCAACCGATAGCCGAAGCGTTCCTTTTCGGCAGGCAAAGAGAAGAATTAAAGAAACGAACTGGCATCACAGATGCAGACCTCGAAAAATATGTTGCACCTACTGCTCATACGCAGTAAGCTGTGGATAGAGGAGAACAAAAATGAACAGACAAGGATTTATCGGAGGCTCGGATTGCGTCCGTATTATGCAAGGTCACTGGCTTGAACTCTGGCAGATCAAGACAGGCCGCGCAGAATCAGAAGACTTGAGTGATAACCTTGCGGTGCAGCTAGGTATATACACTGAAGATTTTAATCTTGAGTGGTTTGAGAAACAGCAGCGCTGTTTCCTCGAAGGTCACCAGTCCACGTTCCAAACAGACATAGGCGATGTGCCTGTTAAAGGAACTGTAGATGGAATCTGGATGTCAGAGAATGCGATTGTCGAAGCCAAGCATACCAATGCTTACAACAGCATGGATGCGGTGATCGAATATTATATGCCGCAGATACAGTTGTATACACGCATCGCTGACTGTGATGGCGCTTACCTCTCAGTAATCTTTGGCAATAACAAATGGGAGTCGGCTCATGTCGCACAAAACGATTCGTATTTCGATTCTATGTGGGCAGTGGTGTCGGACTTCTGGGGTTACGTTGTTCGCAATGAGGAGCCAGTTGGTGTTGACACACCGACACTCTCAATTGACTCCATTGCGGTGGACCAGATGGTCAAGCGGGATGCACAGAAAGACAACCACTTTATCTCACGCGCCGTTGACTACATCGAAAACGAAGAAGCAGCTAAGGCATTTGAAGCTGCTAAGAAAGACCTGAAGGGAATGGTAGGCAACGATGAACGCGAAGTTTATTGCGACCTACTGACTGTGAAACGAGACAAGCGTGGGTCACTACGCATCACTAAACGATAAGGAGAATACCAATGTCAGTATGGGAAACACTTAGCAAGATCGATGTATCTAACTATACAGAAAACAAAAGTGGATTTACATATCTATCTTGGGCACACGCTTGGCGAGAAATTAAAAACATATATCCACAAGCTACGTTCAAAAAACACAGGAGCGAAGCAACAGGAACTCCAGCTTTTATGGATCACAATGGCAACGCATATGTTGTTGTAAGTGTAATCATACAAACTGATGATGAAATGGCAGAAGCAACAGAAGTGTTTCCTGTTTTAAGTTCTTCAAACAAAGCCGTTCAAAATCCTAACGCATTCGAAGTGAACACAGCTTTGCAGCGAGGTCTTACAAAAGCGATGGCTTACTTGGGATTAGGCTTTTATATTTATGCAGGAGAAGATTTGCCTGAAGGTAGTGAGTATACCCAAACTCCCAAGCCGCGGAAAAAACTACAGTCATCATCTATGAATAATGAAAGTGGTTGGTAATTCTTGGGGAGAGGTTTGTATATGCCTTTGATCGCCTGATGGGTGGCAGGTTCCCCAAGAACCACCCAACATTTCAAACAAAAGGAGCCAAAAGCATGGCAGATTATGACGAAACCAACAAAGGTGTAGCGTTCACACCATTTGAAACGCAGCGCCTAATCTTGCAGGGCAAGATCAATGACGACGGCAAAGAAATGAAGGTAGTTCTTGTTGCCGATCAAACACGCGATGGCAAGAAGTTGATCGAAGTCTACGAAAAGGTTGGTGTTCTGTTTGAGAACGACGAGAAAAAAAGTGAGAAAGCCCCGCATTACACAGGTCCATTGGGCTTGATGCGGCGCCTTGCGGCTTGGCGAAAAACAAACGAAAAAAACAACAAGCCTTACATGACCTTCTCTGTTTCGGACAAGCAAGCAAAAGATCAACAGCAATCCACAGTCGAAACAATGCAACCAGTAGGACAAGCATTGCCAAACGATAACATTCCGTTCTAAGCTAAACCCGTTCTCCTCGGACTATTGTCTCGATAACTTGGGGGCGGGTAACACCGTCCCCATTTTTTTATGGAGTAATCATGGACGACCTTAAACATATTGCAGCGCAGCGCCTCGAGCGCAAACTCAAAGCATTGCGCGAGGAAGCGAAGCAACGAAACAGACTAACACTTGCCCAGCATTTCGATGAATGTTTGTGGCTGCTATCAAAGGCAACCGAAGATGAACAATCAATTCAAAACAAAACTACAAGTGGTTCGTGAATGCGCAGAAGATGTTGCAAGCATCTTCGGCATTCACCCTGATGACATACTCAAACAAACTCGAGGATCACCAAAAGAATGTGCGGCACGGTTCTGTGTCTATGAAAGATTGCGCAAACGCAAATGGTCCTATCCTCAAATAGGGACCACAATGAGCAGAGATCATCAATCAGTCTTGAGTGGGGTGCGCAGAATAAAAGATGCTCGAACTAATCCAAACAATGTTTACTACACATATCTAAAGGAGGTGGGGCTATGAGCGATAATTTATTTGCGTTAAGAGTCTCAATAGATTTTTGTCAAATTGTAAATTTTTACGCTAAAGAAAAAGGCGACAAGTTTCTTGAAACATTGTCAAAGCTTTATCTTGTAGAAATAGAAAGGGTAATCGTGCAGGCCAAGAACTAGTCGTTCTAATGTAGCGCATTAGGTAGCACATCCATGAAACCGCTCGAAGCGTATATGAATGTTTGATGTATCAGCCTTGGCCTGCCGAATGGAATTATCACTTGCAACTAACAGCTTCAAGAGATCGATTGAAGATAACTGTGGGCAGCGTCACTTGACCAGAAAACTTTGAACCGATCAGGGTCGTTCTCTGATCGACGTGGGTCTACCACTAAGTCCCATACTGGTGAAATGCGCTGCCCATTGAAGCCATGAATATCAGCGTATTCATCGAACTCTTTGAACGCTGACACCTGACACACATGACTTACAAATCCATCAGGGTGTTTAACCATTCGAGTGTCGTCTTGGTGAATGTGACCACCAACCAACAGTGCATCACGCCACCCTTCGCGGTTTGCTCGAATACCCCAGTGCGCTGACGAATACATAGACTTACCCTGCCACTTATGACGGATAGCCCAGAACATTGGGTCACACCCCTCATGGTTTACTGCAATGCGGATCGCACCCTTGCGATACAGCACACCATACTTCTTCATAAGAAGGTCAACAGGATCAGCAGGGCCGTGGCTCCAATCATCATGATTACCGCTACAAGCAGCAAGTAAACTGTCACCGCGCTGCTCCATAAGATATTCAAGACAGAGCCATGCGTCATCAGGTCGAGACGTTTCATCCTTCCACAGATGGGACAATACTCTGAGCCAGTTGTTAAACCAGTCTCCGACACAGACTCCATAGACTCGGTTCTCATTGCTCATTTCCATCCAGTGTTGCTCGAACAGTTCAAAGTTGCACCCATCAGCATCAAGGTGAGGGTCGCCAAAGATTTTTAATCTGTAAGGTTCTGGAGAAAGATTGAGCATGACTGGTTTGCGCCAGTCACCTTTGCGCTTTTTACGCTGATATGCTTGAAGCTTACGTTCACGCGCCGCTAGATAATCATCACGCAATGGAACATTGGGTTCGTGCAATTCAATATCATCGAGCAAGCCTTCTTCTTTGGCTCTCTGAACATGATAGTAAAAACTCTTCCGACCCATGCCTGCCTCACGAGCAGAAGCGCTCATGTTGCCTGCATTTGCACGGTATATTCTAGCTGCTCTTTCGAGTTTCTCTTTCGGAATTGGCGTCATTGCCATTGGTCGTGTCCTCCATAAGGAGCCGTGCCAACACATCACCAGAAGATAGTAACGCCTGTATTACTATTGGTTCTTCCGCAGCAGTGAAGGCTTGGGTTTTGCGGCGAGACTTCGCCTTGTGGGCAATCTCAATGCCCTCGATAATGGTCTGGATATTCATCGTGTTCTCTTATGTTAATTCAAAATGCGGTGCGTCAATGAATGGGCGGCGGTTCTGTGAGCGGCGAGTGTCGATGTAGTCGTTCATTGCACTCTCCATTGAACCTTCCCAAGAGCGTAGGTCTGGCACTGTCCATGCCGCGCCCCACTTGATGCCAACATCACACGCAAGCGCACCCTCTTTCATTGCTTCTGCGATGTCGTCATATAGATTAAGTTCCCATGAACCACGGCTGCCAATAAAAGCCATGAGATCAACAGCCTCGCCATCAATGTGACGAGACTTCATAGTCTGACTTGCCCCCTTAGCGACAAGCTGACGTTGCTCTTCGATGGTGCGCAGCCCACAGATTACACCAAAGTCTATCTTGGTTTCTGTAATTGCATATCGAACAACAGCTACTAGCCGTTCATCTACGCCTTCAAGCTTAGAGAGGCTGCGCTTCGATAGTTTGAATGTCATGTATTGTTTCCTCTGCGCTGCGCTAAGATACCCTCAGCAGCACCAGCCGCAAAATAAAAACTAAGAATAATCATCATGGCCCAGCCAATCTGAAAATCCTCAAGCACTTGCTTTACCTTATCAGCGTCAGAAACCTGACCCGCTAAGGTGTATGCAAGAACCAAACCAAAGCAGCCCAGATAAACAAAAGTAAAAGAGAAAGCGATGACTCGCTGCGCAAGCTTGAACGGAGCATACGCCTGCATAATCTCCACTTTGGCTTTCGTCTTTGCTGCAATTTCTTCTTCCGTAGAAGTGTGAAAAGAATCAATGAGAGCAATGCCAGAACTGATTACCTTATCGCTCCCAAAAATTTTACCAAGAAGACCAAACATTACTTACCCACCTTAGCAATCAAAGCTTTTATGTCGTCCCGTATCTCAGCCAACATGGCGTTAGTATCCTCTCGAGCAATGCGAGAAGCCTCGAGGTCTTCCTTGCGTTGATTCCAAAGCCGTTTGATCTCACGTTCATTCTCAATGGAGCGCGCCTCAAGACGCACCAGCCATGCTAAGAAACCAACGAAGCCCAAGATCACAGGCCAGAATGTCCGCACAAACTCCACATCAATTCTCCATTGCATCAGCGCGCAGCAGTATTTCTAAGCGCTGAACCGATAGTTGTAGGTCATTGGTAGTTTTAATGTTCCAGCCAATCAAGCTTACAAGTGCTGCAATGAGTATAGGCAAGATCGACTTTTCCATAGCTTACTCCGCAGGC